ATCTATCTATCTCTATTAGTATTCCCTTGTTGAAGAACATCAAGTCTCCGTACTCAAACATTTTTGTGTCTCGCAAATTAAGTATTGTCATTGCAAACTCATAAGCATGATCGTAACTCTCTGCATTTAGCACAATCTTATTCCCAAGACATTTGAATGTCTCAGCGTCAGGGTGTTCTACCGCAACCCTGACTATTACTTTAACCTTTCCTTTCATCTATCAGTTGTTTTAGTTGTTCTACTGTTCTTACTCTTATTGATTTGTCATATGAAAATGATGCACGATCACTGATTGGTCGTTCATCTATCATGTAATAGACATCGAGCCTGTCATCATCATCATACGCATAAATCGTAATGTCCCCCATCTTGTACAGAGGGTATTCCCTACTGAATCCAATCTCTATTAAATCTCTTTCTCTTACCATGTTCATTTCTTTATGATGTAGAATGTTAAAAACAATACGAATAAAAAGTATGGGGTCATTACAACATATCTGAATGATGTGTTCCTCCAATACCAATACCACACTCTTGGGTTTATAAAAGTGCCAGCAAACATCCGTAAATAATCGAAACTACTGTTCCTTTTATCATATCCTTGATATCGTCTTTCCATGTTGTTTCGTGTTTCATTTTTCCTGAAGTAATCTTTGTACACTTGTTTTGTAATAGAACTTTCCTCTTGATGTTCTGTAACCTGCTTCATTAAGCCTCATGGCTATAGTGCAGTAACCAATACCCTGTCTGCGTAATTCCTGGGCAAAAGGTCTTGCAACATTCTTGTTTCTGTTATTACGAGACTTTTCCTTTATGGCTTTTACGGCAGGAGCGGTATTAGGATTCTTGCAACCTCCAAGCTTTGTGATCTTGTTGCCAGCTTTGGATGTATAATAACCATCACGCTCAATTATCTTCTTGATTGACTGAGCAGCAGCCTTGTTACGTTCTGATATGATATCAGCCTCATGCTCTGCTACTGCCGCAAAGAGATGTATGGTCAACTTGTTAGCGTGTGGCATATCGCAACATACAAAGTCAACGCCTGATTGATAAAGACTTGAAACGAAATGTACGTTACGAGATAGTCGGTCTATCTTGGCTATTACAAGTGTAGCACCCTCATCCTGGCATCTTTGTATTGCCTTTTGAAGTATGGGGCGTTTACCCTTACTTGTACCAGATTCAACCTCAGTGAACTCTTCAAGTATGACATCGTTCCTGACATGACCAAGAACCATTCTCTTCTGAGCATCAAGACCAAGACCAGAGTCACCCTGCTTGCGTGTTGATACCCTGTAGTATGCTATGTATTTTTTCATTAGCAATATATTTGAACCTCAAGTGAATGCTGATAACACAACCAAAACTCTCCGATAGAATCACCTATTCTTTCATAATCATGTACGTAGAAAATTGTCCTACCATCATTGTACTCTGTCATTGGTTTTTTACTTATGAAATCGTTCATGTCTTTGACACCTCTTAGCTCGTCCGAAAATTCAATACAATAGAAGTGGTAGTCAATGCATTTTATACTACCAAATGGTCCGAACTCTCTTTGAGCGACAGTTAATTCATAATCAATTATATCGTTCTTATCTAAAATTGACTCAAAATCATCGCTTTCTTTTTCGGGTATAGCAATGTAAGCCGTTGTAAAATCAAAATTATTTTTCATAGTTCTATGTTTTTCATTATGTGAGTAATTACATCTATAGTCCATCCATTGCCAAGCATCTTGTAACGCTGAGAATCACTTACCAACTGCTTACCGTTTTCATCCAATACGAGCGTGTATCCATCAGGAACGGTCTGAAGCCTCTCGCATTCCAATGGAGTTAACTTTCTCCATACAAGTTTCTTATCCTCGTAAGCATTTGTTGCAGGACGTAACTCCTTATGCTCTTCCACAATCCCCATCTCGTGACTTGCCGCAGTAAGACAGTTTGACTTATCTTTCATTGCTCTACCTCTACGTGTATTTGACTGTGGGAATGTAAGGTCAAGACCCTCACCTTCACCTGCTTCAGCGTAGCCTTTCTTAGTTGCCTCTGGGTGGCGTAGCTTTCCATCTACCTGCTCAAGACCTATAACTCCATAAGGTACTCCCTTGTATTGATTTGCAGTCAAGCATCCTGCCTTATCATGTTCTGTCTTTCCGTAATGCTCAAACCTACTGTTCTTAGCACCAGTCCACTTCTCATTACCAGCCTCCATATAAGCCATTTCCTTTTCTGACAATTGCTTGCTTACTGAATAATCAAGTATATCTTTCAGTACAATACCCTTATCTTCAGGCTGTCCTACGTTAGGAATGTTCGTCCAATACAAACGCTTACGTGTCTGAGCGGATACCAATGCTGAGTTTATCTCAATAGGCTCAACGCCCATGTACTCTGTGATGATGTCCTGTGACTCTTTCTTCATCTTGACATTCTCAAGCAGGAAGTACTTGGGTTTCAAGTCCTTAACGAGCCTGACATACTCAAAGAACAACTTACTGCGTGGATCATCAAAGTTCAGCATCTTACCTGCAAAACTAAATCCTTGACATGGACTACCACCTATTATAATGTCTATCTTGTGATTACCAAAAGTCTCCTTGGTAACGAACTGAACATCTCCTAACTGTATGGTGTCAGGAAAGTTGTGTTGGGTTACCTGCATTGCGTACTTATCTATCTCACAAGCAAAGTACTTGTTGACCTTTACACCTAATTTGTCAAGAGCAATCTGCCCACAACTCATTCCATCAAATAGTGATAATACGTTTATTCCTTCTTTCATGTTGTTTGTTTAAAATGGCAGTGAATATTCTTTGTTTACACTGTAGTCAACTCCGTTCAGTTTGAACTGAGTCAACGTATTGAAGTTCAAGGTACGATATTCTTTCTTGCTTACATCGTACACAGGAAGATAACCACGCTCCAGGGCATTGTACCTTGCCCCATTGCCGTTGATTGCTTTCTTGACAACCTTCTTGCAGGTCATCTTTCTCAAGGATCCATCTTTCTTAATGAACCTGACACTAAAGAACCTACCATTGTTAAACGATAGAATCTTACCCATTGCTTCTGTTGGTGTTACTGTTGTTTTCATGCTTTCTGTTTTTTAATTGCTTTGCTCATCACTATCATCCTTTTTTAAGTTATCAATAAAGTCAAGCACCTTGAGTGCGACCATGTAAAGAGTAAGTGTTATCATCTTTTTCATAGTGCTTTTAGTTTAACGTAATTATACAGTTCATCAGCGGCACGTTTAGTTCGTTTCCATAGATACTCATCAATCATCATCATGTCCGTAACAACTGCCGTGTATTCCTTACCGTAGTAGGAGATGGTTACCTTGTAGTGTCCGTGGTTGTAAAACCTGACACTTGTAATTCTTTCTGCTTTACTCATCTTTGTTTATTGATTTTGTGAAGACCAAGTCTTCGGTTAAGTTCTCTTGTTTCTTTGGTGTTGAGATGTTCAGGACAGCACACCCATACATCCACTCTTCCATATACCTCTTCTGGGTATGATTCTTTGATGTGCTTGCTGATGTCTTTAAGTGCTGTGTTTCTTACATTGCTCATGTCCGTAAAATTATATTGTTCCTGACTCTAAATTGTCATCTATACGACATAACCCAAAAGGTTCTGCACATAGACCATACTCAAACGTATAGCCTATGGCATTGACCTCACTGAGAAACTGTTCGCATTGGTTGTAGGTAAGACCATCTCCAGCTTCAATCTCTACCCACTTGGATACCACCCCTTTAAGTTGGGGTGGCATCTCATCGTAGTGTTCAAACAGATCTATCATGCGTAAACCAATTTTCGTTTATCACTCTCGTATCTGTCGATGATGTTAAAGGCAGTAAGGTTCTTCTTGTAACCTCCACCGAACATCAGGTGGTGTTCATCTGACTTCTCCATGTGGTTGGTGTAGTAGGTCACCGCATTGAACAGACCCCATAGCGTACCACCTTTCTGTGATGTCTCACGCTCCAATGCTTGCTCAAAGTCCGCTATCTGATTCTTCTTACGAGTACTTACATCAGACTCCTTGGTGTTCATGTCAACCTTGAAGACATTGTGCATGACACGTTCAAGTATCGTTCTATCAATGTTTACCTCGGTGAACCTTTTGAACCTGTCCATCAAATCAGCATCTTCATCCATTGCATTGCGGAACTCAGCAACAGCCATCGCCAGGCGGTCACTTGCAGTCATAGTATGTCTGAACTTACTCAGTTCTTTCATAGCCTTGTGGAAAGTATTACTGCAACTGATAACAGTATTACTGCTACCGAACCCAATGGAAGATGTGCCATCATGTGAGTTGAGGCAAGTTATGTATCTCTTCAGCGTGTCAGGACCAACGTGTTCATCCTTTAACGAGAGTTGATAGAATATCTTCTTGCCATCTCTAAGATCACCACCCCTGAGTTGACCACCGAACAGTTCTTGAATACCTATGATCGTGTCGGCTAACTCAAAGTTCTGCATTGGTACGTATTGATTCCCAACACTGCCGAGCCACACATCATTATCAGACCTGAACAGTCCGAATGTCTTGGTTGGTAGTTCAATGATCCCATCATCAGTTATCTTGGTAGCTGTCAATGGTTCTTTGCGTACAGTCCAATTGGTTTCTGTATCGCACAAT